TTATAACACCGGATCCACGAAAATGTAAAGCAATATTTTTACAAACATACTTGCATTGTGTTCTTGAATATATTATAATGTTTTCAGGAGGTGTTATAATGAAATACGAATACTACAAAGACAAATATAAAACGATCAGTATCAAGCTTGATAAAGAAAAAGACGCGCCTGTTATTAAATACTTTGAGGACCTGGCTGCCAAAGGCACCGGGGCAAAACACGCTATTTGCTGGCTCGTGGCTAGTGAATTAAAGCGACAGGTTATGCTCAAAAACATGTTCAATGAGTTTTTTAAAGTTGAAGATGTTGAGGAGGTGAAATAAATGCCGGAAATCTTTTTCCCTTTTCAGATAGCTAAAATGACTGCTGAGCAGGTTAAGTCCGCATATAGTAAATTACGCGGCACAGCTAACAAAAGGCTGTCAAGGCTCGAATCTGCGGGCCTGGGGACGTATGGCAACTATCGCTTCCCGAAAATTAGAAATCTTAGTGAAAACCAGCTGCGTCAGGAACTGGCAGAAGTTTCCAGGTATGTCCGGAATCCCCGGCACACTGTACGCTTCGAGCGTGATTTTATCACGCGTGAGATCAAATCGCTGCACAAACAGGGTTTTGTCTTCATTGATGAACGCAATTTTTACGAGTTTACTGAATACATGGAGGATCTGCGCGAACAGTACGGAAATAAGGCTTTTGATTCCGGAGACGCGGCCGACGTGTACAGCAATTCTCAAAAGATCGGAATAGATCCGGAAGTTGTAAAAGAGAACTTTGAATATTTTGCAGAACATCTTTCAGAAATGAAGAGAATGAGGCCGGCGCGTTCAGCGTGGGGCGCAAGCTTTGAGGGCGTGAAGCAGAAGATCGGAAAATTAAAATGATTTATAACGTGGAAAGTTTTGATTATAATTTAATCAGCAAATGCCGGAACCAGCGCCGGAAGAAGGGCAATCAGGGACGCAGGAACAATGACCGGATATATAAAGACTGCATGTGCGCGTTTGACATTGAGACTACGAACGACATGGAAAGTCAGCAGGCTTTTATGTATATATGGCAGTTTCAATACAATGACCTTACCATTATGGGTAGGACCTGGGACGAGTTTATAACATTCCTGAAGCGCATACAGGCTGAGCTTAAAACACATGAATATATCGTTGTATTTGTCCACAATTTGAGTTTTGAATTCCAGTTTCTGCGCGGCATATATGAATTTGACAAGGAAGAAGTATTTGCCGTTGACTCCCGAAAAGTGCTTAAATGTGAACTGTTCCATCATTTTGAGTTTCGCTGCAGCTATCTTCAGACAAACATGAGCCTGGCAGAATTTACCAATAAAATGGGCGTGCAGGACGTGAAGCTTTCCGGCGATGATTTTGACTATTCAAAAGCCAGATATCCCTGGACGCCTTTAACAGATCAGGAACTGCAATACTGTATCAACGACGTTAAAGGTCTTACGGAAGCCATGCGGATCCAGATGGAATTGGAGCATGACTCTTTTTACACGCTGCCTTTAACGTCAACAGGCTATGTCAGACGTGATGTCAAGGCCGCAATGCGCCACTATAACAGGCAGGAATTAAAAGACATGCTGCCTGATTATAATGTGTTCTGCATGCTCAGAGAGGCTTTCAGAGGCGGCAACACACACGCGAACAGATATTATTCAAATGTCATATTGAACGACATACATAGCAACGATTTTGCGTCAAGCTATCCGAACGTGCAGATCAACTGCAGGTTTCCCATGTCGCCGTGGCTCAGGGAGAACGGTATCGACCTTGACAGATGTCTGATGAAGATCTATAAACACAAACGCGCATGCCTTATGCGTGTAAAGCTGTTCAACGTCAGGCTCAAAGATCCGGGCTGGGGAGCGCCGTATCTGGCAAAAGCAAAATGCCGTAATATAAAGAACTGCGAAAACGATAACGGCCGTATTTTATCTGCAGAATATCTTGAAACAACACTGACAGATATTGATTTTAAGATAGTCCTGCAGGAATATGAATTTGACTGGATCGAGTTTGATGATTTTTATCACTGCCGGTACGGCCTGCTTCCAAAACAGCTCCGGGAAACGGTCCTTGAATATTTCCGGAGAAAAACGGAGCTGAAAGGCGTAGCCGGTCAGGATCTATACTATATGAAAGCGAAAAACAAGCTAAACAGCGTATACGGAATGTCCGTACAAAGTCCTGTAAAGCAATCAATCGATTTTATTGACGATTTCATTGACCGCAATGACGATGAAATCGAACTGCTGCAGGCAGCAAATAAAAAAGCGTTCCAGTCCTATGCGTGGGGCGTCTGGACTACAGCCCACGCCAGGGCAGAACTTGAAGAAGCCATTGCAATGTGCGGCGATCGTTTTGTGTACTGCGATACAGACTCGGTTAAATACATCGGGCATATTGATTTTGACTCTTTCAACGCTAAAAAGAAAAGACGTTCTGAAGCCTCCGGAGCTGTCGCCACGGATCCGACAGGCGTCAGGCATTATCTCGGCGTTATGGAGCCGGACGCGGACTATTCTGAGTTTATCACAATGGGCGCGAAAAAATACGCGTACAGATACACAGACGGCAAGCTGGGCATTACTGTTGCAGGCGTCAACAAGAAAAAAGGTGCTGAAGAACTGGAAGCTGCCGGCGGTCTTTCAGCATTCAAAGAGGGTTTCACTTTTTACAAAGCCGGCGGTACTGAATCCGTATACAATGACCACCCTGAGATAACAAGCATAATCAGGGAGGGACGCGAGATCCCCATAACATCAAACCTGCTTATAAAAGACAGCATGTATACGCTGGGAATAACGGCAGAGTATTCCAGGATCCTGCAGCGCGCTGAGATCTGGCGCGAAATATTTATAAAAAAATGGTAAATATCTGTTGACAATGTTCAAGAACACTGCTATAATTAAAGACAGAAAGAAACAAGGAGGCATTTAAAATGTTAGTAAGGGATTTCTTAAAGCATGTATCACCGGCAGTCATTACGACAATATTCGATCTTGACGCTGAACCGGGAAACAACAAGAAAGTTGATGAAGCCGGAGCGCTTGCGCTGGCCTATCATTACAACTACAATTCAGAAGTTATTGATTTTTTAATCAATGCTGATAGTACAATTATATTATATGTCAAAAGAAAATAGGAGGACAGAAAATGAAGATCATTAACCAGTACCCTGCAGAATTAACCAAAAGAGATGCGTACAGACTGACAAAGGCCCAGAGCGTCAAGAAGATGAGCGAGGCCTCCGGATCCGTTCTGAATCCGACAGCGTGGGTCCTTTACGAGGATCTTGACAACAAGTCCGGCGAGCTTAAGACGGTGCTTGTTATCGAGGATAACGGCGAAATGTTCGGAACGATCTCCGGCACTTTCATCAGAGAGTTCTGCGACGCTGCTGAGACCTTTGATAACGAAGTCGGCCCGATCAGAGTTATCGAGGGCGTCACCAGATCCGGCAGAAAGTTCATTACCTGCGAGCTGGCGTAAACAAATTACAGGGCCGTAAAACTTTTACGGCCTTTTTCTTTTAAGGAGGTTTTGAAAAATGACGTGGCTTGAAAAGGATATAGAAGATCTGATGCTTCTTCAGGATGAGTGGTGTCGCGAACATAAATGTCAGGACTGCGGTTTCAATACCAATAAAAATAAGCCGTGTCTTGAGCAGGTAGTTAATTCGCTGGGTTTCACTCTGGCACACATAAAAAAGGCGCAAAGGGGGCTTGAAGAATATGTTTAATATTTTATATCATATATTTTGTGAAACAGGGCTGCCTGTTATAATGTTATTACTGGCAGGTGTCATTGCAGGCCTGCTGATGATGGAGGACAAATAATGTCATTACTGGATTTTTTAAAAATGGTCATTGGACCTGAATTTACATACTGTCACGTGCTGGATCCGCGGACACGTGACGAGCTGGCTCAGGGGTTCGCCGATGACATGATCGACAATCCGATATTCAGCCAGGCGCTTGAGGTGCTGTCATTCTATTTCAGCCATAGCAGCCTGGTCATAAACGTCAGGAGAAAATCAAATGAATAATAAAATATATCTTCCCTCCGGGTATCTTAATATCCGGGGGATTTTGTCATATAAATGTACTTTTAATTTCATTGTGGGAGGACGTGCCACAGGCAAGACTTACGGCGCGCTGTCCACAGTCCTTGAGGATAACATAAAATTCATGTTAATGCGCAGGACCCAGGCACAGGCCGATCTGATAAACAAGCCCGATTTTTCACCCTTTAAGCCTGTGTGCGATGACAGACACATCGAGATCACGACAGCAAGCGTGTCAAAGTATAACGCTAAATTTATGCTGAATGATGAAACCATCGGTTATACTTGTGCGCTGTCTACTATCGCTAATATGCGAGGTTTTTCGGCTGAAGATATAAAGTTATTGCTGTATGATGAATTTATCCCCGAGAAACACGAGCGACCAATTAAAGCAGAGGGCGCTGCTTTTCTTAACGCGTACGAAACTATGAACCGTAACAGGGAATTAAAAGGTAAGAGACCTTTAACAGTCTTATGCCTGGCAAACGCTTTTGATATAGCGAATCCTATATTTCTGGAGCTGGGGCTTGTGGGAATAGCTGAAAAGATGAAGCAGAACGGACGCGAGCTGTATATTGACCGCGATAAAAGCATTCTGATCCTGCTGCCGGACAGTAAAAAGATACTTGATAAAAAGAATGACACGGCGCTGTATAAGCTGACACAGGGAAGCGAATTTTCCAAGATGGCCCTGAAGAATGATTTTATATATAATCCTACTGACAATATAAAGTCAATGCCGCTGAGGGAGTTCAGGCCTGTTGTCACAGTGGGAGAGATAACCATATATAAACATAAGTCAAAACGTTTATATTACGTCTCAGAGCATCGCATCGGGGATCCCCCGAAATTTACGACCGACGAAATAGCACTGAAAAGATATCTGAAAAACTATGGCATGCGTTTTTACAGATTATATATGCAAAATTGTTTCCGTTTTGAAAACATGTTGACAAAAAGTTTATTTGAGTTGTATAATATATGATGAGGCCGGGGAGCGCAAAGGCAACCGCGGAACGGTGCGCAATTCCTCGCCTGGGAAACTAACCCCGGCCCACAATGTTTTCAAAGGGGGAATTGTAATGGACTATGATATAATTATAAGCGCCATTTCTACGCTGGGCTTTCCCATCGTGGTTTCTGCGGCGCTTTTCTGGTATGTGAACAGGCAGCAGGAAAATCACAAGGAAGAAATAACAGCGCTGCGCGACACTATAAACGAAAACACAACTATTCTTCATGAATTAAAAGAGTTAATAAAAGTAATAGCAGAAAAATGAGTATATATTTTAAAGGAACAAAAGTTTCAAAACATTTCACAACAGCTGAATATAATCATGATAACTCAAGAGACGTTTTCATGACTGACGTCACGCTGGTTTTTATCGACTGCATTGAGGAGTTCCGCGAGTGGACCGGACGCAGCATGTATGTCACTTCATGGTTTCGCGACGCTGCAGTAAATAAGGCCTGCGGCGGTATCAGCACGTCAAACCATCTGACCGGCACAGCTATGGATTTTTATTACAAAGACCAGAACATGTCCGACGAAACACGTTTTATCAGACGCGCCATCAAATGGGGCGAGATCGTCAAAGCGCATGGCTATGTAGGCGAGGCCGGACTGTATAAAGGTTTTTACCATTTCGGGATCCAGAACGCTTCCCAGGCTGCCGCAAACGGCAACAAGTTCATGCACTGGGACAGCAGAACAGGAAACCAGATAAATAAACCATTTGCTATATTAAACATCTTTTAAAAGGAGGAACACCGGAATGACAGTAGAGGACATTTTGAAACTGGGAGCCATGGGCTATACCAAAGATGAAATTGAAGCAATGAATGAACCTGAAAAGGCAAAGGAGGAACCGGCGGCGGAACCTGAAAAAGAGCCGGAAAAAGCACCTGAAAAGACCAAAGAGCCGGAGCAGCGTCAGGATCCAACGCAGGACATTCTTAAATTCATTGCCGGAGAATTTGACAAACTTAATAAATCAATTCAGAGTGCTAATATAGCAGGCTCTGACATCAAACAACCAATTCAAAAAACGGCGGAGGAAGTGCTTGCTGACATTGTAGCGCCGCCGAAAAAAGGAGGTAAATAATATGGGTGTCAACAATATGACATTTGAACAGGCAGCCACTTTACTGAATGCCGTTCACTCACAGGTCACCGGTACCGCGCAGATCGCGCCTACTGACGTGTCCGACTTTATTTCTGTTGCACAGAAAACACTGCAGGCCGGTTATGATCCTGTTATCAATGCTATTTCACAGGTAGTCGGCAGAACGATCTTTTCAATGAGGCCGTATAATGCCAAGTTCGGAGGCATTCAGGCCGACGCTCAGAAATGGGGCGCCATCACAAGAAAGCTCGTTATCGCTGATAAACCTTTCCAGGACAATGAAGCTTTCAGCCTTGTTGACGGACAGTCCATTGACATGTATGAAGTGAACAAGCCTGAAGCAGTACAGTTTAATTTCTATGGAGCTATGGAGTATTCCAAGAGCTTTACCATCTTCAGAAGCCAGCTTGACAACGCTTTCAGAGGTCCTGACGAGTTCGGCAGATTTATGGCTATGGTTACCCAGAACGCTCTTGACATGATCGAGCAGTCAAAGGAATCACTTGCAAGACTTGCGATCGGAAACTTCATTGCAGGAAAGATCAGCGCAAATGTTGACGTTATCCACCTGCTGACTGAATACAATACAGAAACAGGTCTTTCACTTACTGCGACAACAGTCAAGGATCCTGCAAACTTCCCCGCATTCATCAAGTGGGCATACGCAAGGATCGCAACACTGACAAATATGATGACTGAAAGATCCGCGCTGTATCAGATCCAGGTTTCAGGCTATGAGATCATGCGTCATACACCTTTTGAGAATCAGAAAGTATACCTGCTCAATGATCTCATGAACAACATCGACGCCAGAGTGCTTGCGGATACTTACAACTATAAGTTCCTTGAGCTGGCAGACGTCGAAGCCGTTAACTTCTGGCAGTCCATCAACAGCCCTGATGAGATCGACATAAAGCCTACATACCTTGACAGCCAGACCGGTGCGCTTGTTACAGCACAGGCAGCAGTCAGCCAGACTGAAGTCATGGGCGTTATCTTTGATGATGAAGCCATCGGATATACCATGTTCAATGAGTTCTCCGGAGTTACTCCGATGAACGTTCGCGGAGAATACTGGAATCAGTATTTCAATTATGTGCTGAGATACTGGAACGACTTCACCGAAAAGGGCCTGGTCCTTCTTCTGGACTAATCGTCCGGGGTTTCTTTCCATATAGGGCGCGGAGAGATCCGCGCCTGTAATATATAGGAGATAACAATGTTTGACGTAACATTTTATAATTTTGAAAAAAGAAATAACTCAGTCAAAAGGCCTGATGATACTGTCACGCATATTGATTTTAAGTGCAGAGTGCTGAACGGCACAGGGATCCTGAATCCCAAGATAGAGCTTGACATAGGTCTGACGTCAAATCCGGCGCGATACAATTATGCTTATATTCCGGATTTCCAGCGCTATTATTATGTCAGGGAGTGGAATTTTGACCGTGGCCTGTGGATCGCTTCTCTTGAAGTTGACGTGCTGGCCACGTATAAAAGGCGCATAGGAATGTCAACATTATATGTATTACGTGCTTCAGGAAACTATGACGGAAATATCATGGACGGAAAATACCCGGTAAAAGCCATCCCGACATATACCAGGGTTTCCATAACAAATCCCTACACGTCAATCAATTCGGGCTGCTTTGTCATAGGCGTTGTTTCAAAAGGAGGCAATTTCGGCTCTCTCACATATCACGCTTTGACTGCTGCTGAAATGGCCGGCCTGTGTCGTGCGCTGATAGATCCCACGATAATTAATTCAGGCAACGGCTTCAGCCTTAATGACGCAAGCGCAGCGCTTCAGCTCAATCTGATAGACCCTATGCAGTATATCAAGTCATGCGTGTGGCTTCCGATACCGCCGGGCGATATTCCGGGAACAGACATTCCTGCTGCCGGCGATACAGGCGGCTTTGATATTTTCAACTGGCATCTGACCGGCTTCACACACAGGATCATTTCAAATACTGCGCCTTATGTGCTGAAAAATAATACGGTCACGCTTAAAAATCACCCACAGAAAAGCACTCGCGGAAATTATATGCAGATGAGTCCGTATACTATCATCACGTTGAGTTATCCTCCGTTTGGTGTATTCCAGATAGATACCAGCGCGATAGGAACAGCAACAAAACTGTATCTGACGCTGCAACTGGACGTCCTGACAGGATCCGCGTCGCTCATCGTGAAACTGAACAGCAACGTTGTCAACAGAGTTGAAGCGCAAGTGGGTGTGCCTATCGTTCTTTCACAGGTGACTAAAAACTGGGTTGGTGCCGCGTCTGAAATACTGGGATCTGTGGGAAACATTGCCAATTCTATCAGCAGTTTTGCAACAGGAAATGTTGCCGGCGGCATTGGTGGTCTTACAGGCGCAGCGCAGGGAATAATCAACGGCTTTGCTGCAGTACAGCCCAGAGCAAATACGATCGGATCCGGTGGCGGTTTCGCACATCTTCAGGGAACTTTTGAACTTTACTATCAGTTTTTCAGCGCTGTCGATGATGACCTCGACCACAATGGCAGACCGCTTTGCAAACTGGTCCAGATAAATCAGCTTTCAGGCTTCATACTTGTGCAGGACGGTGACGTTGTCACAGACGGAACGTCTGAAGAAAATAACATGATACGGCAGTATCTGGAAACAGGATTTTATTTCGAGTAAGGTGAGGAAATGGCGACATATACACCGAGATTAAACAGCCAGGGAATTGCAGGCTCACGCTGGTATGAAACGCAAAATCCTTTTTATCTGTCCGGCTATGGTATGCCAAACTGTACAGCTTACGCTTTCGGGCGCTTCTGGGAAATTGCGGATCCAAACAATACCGGCGCTAATTATCCTGATCTGTCATTGGGAAACGCCGACAGCTGGTACAATCACGCGGATCCTTACGCAAGAGGATCAACGCCGGCGCTGGGTGCTATTGCGTGCTATTCAGGAGGCGACTTTTCCGGCGATGGTCACGTGTGTGTAGTTGAGGAAATCGACCTTGTAAACATGCGCTGCCGGGTTTCGGAATCAGCTTACAACGGTTATTATTTCAGGTCATCGCACTACATAGATTATAATGGTAATTACGGCTATGGAAATTATCATTTTGATGGCTTTATTTATAACCCGTGGGCAGGCGATGAGCCGGGGCCTCCGGGACCGGGGCCGACCGGTGAGGGCTTTGACCTTTGGAAATTCAGGCAGCTTATATTTAAAAAGAAAGGATTGTGGCTTACATGATCGGATCAAAAAATATACCGGCGACATACGATTATATCAACATGTATAATCATCAGTATGCGCCGAGTACAATTCACGTAAAAGACACAGGGCTTTCATGGTATTTCAAGCGCTATCTTATACAGAAGATAATCAGCGTTTTCAAGTTTGAGGGAATACCGGAAAGCTGGGCGAAAGATTACTTTTTATATACATTATTCGTTTTCGGTTACTGCGCGGTTATCAATACGAACAAATACGGAATAATCCCGCAGCACTGCACGTTATCAGGTTATAACATTTTTTACAGGCCGAACAGGGCGATAATCACAAATCCGCTTTTCAGCAAAACGATTGAAGCCAGGATCGGGACGGACTGCGAGCTGGTGAGAATGTCACCGGACTGGTGCGGCGTCTGGGATATAGTGGAATATTACGCGGACCTGATGGCGCTGACGTCTGAAACGATCGCTGTAAACCTTATAAACAGTAAATTCAGCTATGTATTTGCTGCGGAAGATAAGGCAAGCGCTGAAAGCCTTAAAAAGCTCTATGACCAGATCGCTTCAGGAGAGCCTGCAGCTTTTGCAGATAAAAAGCTGTTTACTGATGACGGAGATCCGTCCTGGTATCTGTTCGTGCAGAATCTTAAACAGAACTATATCGCCGGGGATCTTCTGGAGGATCTGGCGAAAATCGACAGCAGGTTCAATACTGAAATCGGAATACCGAATGTAAATATCGCTAAAAGCTCCGGCGTGGGCGAGGCTGAAGTCATGGCAAATAATATCGACACACATTCAAAAGCCGCGCTGTGGCTTGAAACAATCAGCGACAGCCTTGATAAAGTCAATGCAATGTTCGGGCTTAATATTTCAGTTTCGCTGCGTTTCAGCGGTCAGGAGGTGCTTGACAATGAGTAGAGGAATGCGCCTTTCAATCATTGCACTGTATGAGTATAACAAGGATCTTTTTAAAGATCTCAAAGTGCCTGCAGGAATGGATAAACAAACTGTCATTGATACGATACTGATCGAGTGCGGAGGTCTTGAGCTTTTATATCCGTCATATACGTTCATGCAGATGGCCATAAAAAACTGGTCTGCTGTGGAGTCGCGGATCTGGGATAAATTATGGAACAGTGAAACGCTTGACTATAATCCGCTGTGGAATGTCGACGCGAACATCACGGAAACGCTTGACGGTCTGGGCGTCGGATCCACAAAGGGGTATAATGAAACGGAGTGGCTGGAAAACGGTAAAAGCAAGACAGATAACACGATAACTACACGCAGGACCGGAAATATTGGCGTCACATCTTCTCAGCAGCTCTTAAAAGAGGAAAGAGAAGTAGCAGATTTTTCGACTTACAAATTCATCACGGACAGCTTTAAAAAGCGTTTTTGCTTAATGATATATTAAGGAGGCTCAAAATGGCTTATAAAAATTATAAAATCAGGGACAACTGGCTTGACATCGACAAATATAACGACGTTGACGTTCAGTCTGTTGACGGTGTTATCCGGAGCATAAAAGTTAATGGAGAGGACGCCGGAGGCGGTGGCTCAAGCGACTTTAGTACGGCGGAGGTGACGGTTATAAACAATTCATCAAGCGAACTATATACACCAATATTCGTATGGCACGACGATGAAGAATTATTTGCAGGATTTAATCTTGACCCACATAGCGAAACCACATTTGAGGTAGTATTATACAAAGGACAGCAAGTTCTTAATAACCTATTCAAAGGGTCGACAGTAATGGTAGACGGAACAGGGATAGCAGTTACAGGCGATATTGAAAATCGTAGCGACGAGTATGAGGTATATATCGTCATCACAGGCAACGGCACAATAACCGTCTCATAATGTCCCAAGACTTCGCAAAGGAGAAATAACAATGAGTATATTTAATGAATTTCCTTATACAAACATTCACGAGTTGAATCTTGACTGGCTTGTGAAAACAGTCAAAACAGCTGTTGACACTGTTGAAGATTTCACCGCTAACTGGGAAGATAAAGTAAAAGACGACGTTGACGAATGGCTTGACACGCACCCGGAAGCCACCACAACTGTCCAGGATAATTCTCTGACGGTTAATAAATTCACGCCTGCGCTGAAGCTTCAGACGGTCAAGGATTATGTAACGCCGGAAATGTACGGCGCTGCCGGTGATGGATCCACGGACGACACTGCAGCAGTTCAGGCCGCCATCAACAGCGGAAAGCCTGTGGCACTTCTTCACCTTTATAAAGTTTCAGCAATGCTGACAGACGTCAGCACGCTGTTCGGTTTATCCGGAGTTCTGGGCGGTATCATCTGGGACAACGGAATACAGGGCGGCTCAAATCTTTTAAAGATCAAAACAGGGCAGCCGGCATTTATATCAAATGTCAGACTAAATTTCGGAACACAGAACACGCTCAGACATTCGATCAACGCTGAGGGCTGCAGCTTTGTTTTCATTGATAACTGCGAGATCAGAGAGGGCAGCGGCTACGCTCTGAAGATATCAAACGCGCACGACATTTTCATTACCAATACGAAATTTGTTGATGTATATGGCGCGACAGGTAATCCGGGCGGTGCAATTTACGGCCAGCTGTTCCATGATGTTATTATATCAGGCTGCGTGTTTGAATCGCTTTACGATCACGCGTTATATTGCGCCGGAGACGCCGGCGACATTTACAACGTAATATTCGCCAATAACGTTTGTGAAGCCTGCGGTCGCGGTAACCTCACAAACGGCGCTGCAGTTGCTATCTATGCAAATACACATGACGTTGCTGTAACAGGCTGTACAATGATAAGCTGTAAGTCCGGCGTGTATGTGGGTAAGTATGGATCCGCGCAGACAGTGCCGCATGACATTTCAATTACAGGCTGTACAATGCGTACCATGAATGAAAATGGTATTCTTGTTGACGGTCTGGCAGGCGCTAAGATTCAGCTTGTAACAATAGATAACTGTACACTGCATGGCGTGGCTCAGGACGCTATCAGACTGCAGCACGCGAACCAGTGCAATATCATGAATAACAATATATTCAATGCAACACGTTATGGTATCGTTGTTGGTGAAGGCGTGTATAATATCATCAATGGAAACAGCCTACGCAACGTAGCAAATACAGGCATTCTGATCGGATATCCTGAAGCTGCAAATAATAACCAGATCAGCAACAACGTTGTAACAACGGGCAGCGGTACAACCGGCGTATATGTGAGATCGTCCACAGGTAACAGACTGTTCAATAACTATGCTAATGGTTATGCAACAAACTTCAGCACCGGTGGAGTTGATGAAATGAATATAGCAAGCTCAGCATATCAGAAGTCGATATGGTTCCAGGCCGGACCTGACACGGCACAGTATCATAGCGTTGGCGATATTATCATCGACGCTACACCGACAGCAGGGCAGCCGGTTATGTGGATCTGTACGGCAGCGGGCCAGCCAGGGACATTGAAAGTAATTGCAACAGCGGAAGCATAAACGCTTGACAGGATCGCTGACGTGGTGCTATAATAATGATGTAATCCTCAATAGCTTAATAAGTGCCAAATGTTTAAGGCCTCCCACAA